TAGCTGTAGGATTTTTAATTGTAGTAGATTCATCAATAGCCATCATAGTTCTGTGACATGATAAAAATTTATGAGCAAACTCCATACCTTTAGTTGTACTAAAAGCTTCAACATTCATAATTAAAATATGTAATCCTTCACCTTCAGAAAACAATTCATCTAAAGATTGTTTTTGTTTTTTAGTAATAGCTGCTTTCCACAATACAGTTATATTTTCTATATGATCTGGTAAATGTGTGGGTAGTTCATTATTATACCAAGTGCCTACAACACCTTTAGGAGCAATAATAAGAGCACCATTAACTTTGCCTTTGTCATAAAGCATAGCTAAATTGTCTATTAATACTTTTGTTTTACCTGTGCCCATTTCCATAAAATATGCATAAGTTTCTCTGTTCCACGACTTTTCTAAAGCAGTCATTTGATGCTTGTACGGTTTAGTCTTAAATTTATAATTCATAATTTTCTTCTTTCTAGTTGACAAGATAACAATTCGAACCTATATTGTCAAGCATGAAAGAAAAAAATAATGACTACGGTACTATTAAAAATGAAGAGTCACCTATTGTTTATGTAATTCAAGAAATTCCAGGAACACAAGAAGGTCGTCCTAAAATTAATATTATGGGTGCAGCAAGTTATGGAAAGTTTAAATTTTTATTACCAGAACTTTCACAAATAATTTTTTCACCAGGTCCACTTATTTTTAAACTTAGAAAATCATTAGCAAGATATAGAAAAAGAGATTTTTTATTATTAACAGGAGATCCTGCAATAATAGGAGTCGCATGTTCTATAGTTTCTGATATAACCAACGGAAAATACAATCTCTTAAAGTGGGATAAGCAAGAAAGAAAATATTATTCTATTGAGATTGACTTATATGAAAGAGGAAAGATAGATGAGTAACATTGACTTTGAACAAGACCAACAAGAAGTAATACAAAAAACTGACAACATACAAACTTTAGCAGATCAAGTAGAGAAGTTAAATTCTTTACAACAAAGAATAGAACTGCAAGAAAGTGATTTAAAAAATACAAAAAAAGAATTTGATCATTTGTCTGGAGAAGTAATTCCAACCATGATGGCCGAGATGGGTTTATCTCATCTTAAACTTATGGATGGTTCTTCAGTAGATGTAAAACCTAATTATAGCGCAAGTATCTCTATTGCAAATAGAGAAGCAGCGTTTGGATGGCTTCGTAACAATGGACTAGGAGATATAATCAAAAATGAGATATCCGTATCTTTTGGTCGCAACGAGGATAACAAGGCAGCTGATTATGCTGCTCTTGCAGAGGAACGTGGGTTTCAACCGACACAAAAGTTGAAGGTTGAACCCATGACTCTTAAAGCGTTAGTCCGTGAACGTATAGAGGCAGGTAAAGAAATGCCAACGGAAATTTTCAACGTATTTGTTGGAAATAAAACAACAATAAAAAGGAAACAATAACAATGAACCAAGTAATAAAAAAAGAAGAAGGTGCATTAGCAGTCAATATGTTTGAAGCTGATGCAGACAAAGGCTCTCAGAACATGACGCAAGAAGATCTTGCATTACCATTTCTGAAAGTATTAGGACAACTATCTCCAGAAGTAAATAAAGTACACGCAAGATACGTTAAGGGTGCTGAACCAGGCATGATTATTAACAGTGTCACAAATGAACTTTATGATGGAGCAAAAGGAATAAATGTGTTGCCAGTATTCTATGAAAGAAAATTAATAGAATGGCAAGACAGAGGAGCTGGCACTGGTGCACCCGTTGCAATCCATGATGCTAGTTCTGATATTATGAGTCAAACTACTCGTGATAAATCCTACAAAGATAGATTACCAAATGGTAATTACATTGACAACACTGCAAACCATTATGTAGTAGTGTTAGGTGATTCACCACAAACTGCGTTAATATCTATGAAGGCTACTCAATTAAAGATTAGTCGTAAATGGAATTCCATTATGATGGGAATTAAATTGCAGGGTAAAACTGGTTTGTTTACACCACCAACATATAGCCACATTTACAATCTAAAAACTGTTCAAATGTCTAATGACAAAGGAACATGGTTTGGTTGGGAAGTATCTAAGGTTGGTCCGATTTCAGATCAAGGTGTTTATGGAATTGCAAAATCTTTTGCTGATCAAGTTGGCAAAGGTGACGTGCAAGTTAAACACGGATCAGACGAATCAAAAACAGATTCACCATACTAAATAAAATCCTAGGAGTAGGCGTGGAAGCGAGAGTGGAAGCGCCTATTAAAAAATATGTTTGAAAAGATATTTAAAGGATTGGAACGTGCTCATGGCTGTACTAAAGTAAGTGCACCTGCTGAGAATGGTGTCAAATTAAAAGGTCAATCATTTGTTGTACGTCAACCAGTGACCACGGACCTGTGGGAAATGCATTTAAATGGTAAACAAAGTTTAGGTATCATACCAATCAACGAAGATAATCAATGTGTATGGGGATGTGTGGATATAGATTCATACGCAGGATTTGATCACAAAAAATTAATAGATAAAATAAAACAATTTAATCTGCCTCTGGCCGTGTGTAGGTCAAAGAGTGGAGGAGCACACGTCTTTCTCTTCTCGGAACTACCCGTAGCTGCAGAAAGAATGAGGGATAAGTTAACAGAAATAAAAACACTACTAGGATACGGCGGATCAGAAGTCTTTCCAAAACAAATACAATTAAAATCAGCAGACGACACAGGTAACTTTTTAAACTTACCATACTTTAATGGTGACGACACAACACGTTATGCATTTAAACAAGATGGATCAGCTGCAACACTAGAAGAATTTTACACAATATACACAGAAGTAAAACAAACAGACATTACAAAAATAAAAATAGAAAGACCACAATCAGAATATTCTGATGCACCACCATGCATAGAACTTATGGCTATGAATAAAATACCAGAAGGCGGTCGTAACAATTCTATGTTTCATTTTGGTGTGTACGCTAAAAAGAAATGGCCAGCAGAATGGAAAAGTAAAATGACTTTGTTTAATGCAACAGCATCTACTGTGCCACTTAGTGAGTCTGAAGTAGAAATAATTAAGAGACAACATGACAAAAAAGAATGGGGTTACAAGTGTAATGATACACCTATGTGTAATCTGTGTGATAAAAAACTATGTAGAGAAAGAAAGTTTGGTATTGGTGAAGAGATAGTATTTCCTGCACTGACTGATTTACAAAAAATTAAATTAGAAAAACCATATTATTATCTAAACGTAGATGGCGAACGGTTACACTTGGAAAACGTAAAGTTTTTAAAACAACAAAGTTTATTCCAGGAAGCATGTATGGAACAGCTAGACTTTAAACCACCAACAGTAAAACCAAAAGACTGGGACATGATAATAAATCCACTGATGAAGAACCACGAACCAATAGATCCACCAGAAGGTGTGACTACGCAGGACCAATTACAAAATCATTTAGAAGAGTATTGTTTAAATAGACAAGTATCTACAGATAAAAACGATCTTAAAAAAGGTGGTGTGTGGACTAGCGAAGGTCATCACCATTTTGTGTTTGATAGATTCTACAATCAATTTTTAATTAGAAAACGTTGGGACGTACCATACTCACGGACAGCACAGATGTTAAAAGAAACATGCAACTGTGATGACAAACGTATTGGTAGAGAAAGAACTTCTGTGTTTGTAGTAAAACAGTTTGATAAAAAAGATGACGACTACAATCAAAAAGAATTAAAACCAAAGGATATATTTTGAGAACGATTGTATTGGGACCACCAGGCACAGGTAAGACTACAACTTTGTTAAAAAAGGTAGACTCATATTTAAAAAACACAGACCCCGATAAAATAGGTTACTTTGCATTTACACAGAAAGCTGCACACGAAGCAAGAGATCGTGCAATCAAACAATTTAATTTAACAGAAGATGACCTACCATACTTTAGAACATTACACTCACTAGCATTTAGAAAGTTAGGATTAAAAAAAGATCAGGTTATGCAACCAAGACACTACAAAGATCTAGGTAAGAAGTTAGGTTTTCCTGTAACGTACGCAGACTATCAAGAAGACCAAGGTGGTATTTTTACATCTGACAGTGAGTATTTAAGAATTATACAGCTGGCACAATTACGTAACATTACACCAGAACAACAGTTTGATTTAGCAGAACACACACAGGACCTGGAAAGAGATCAACTTAGAATTATACACAACGAACTAAGACGTTACAAAAAAGAATACAACTTAATAGATTTTAATGACATGATTTTAAATTTTATAAAGTCAGATCTATCACCAAAGTTTGATGTAGTATTTATTGATGAAGCTCAGGATCTATCGTTAATGCAATGGGACATGACAAAATCTATCTGGAATAAAACAACAGATGCTTTTATTGCAGGTGACGATGACCAGGCTATATTTAGATGGGCTGGTGCAGACGTAGATTCTTTCATAGCTTTAAAAGGAGAATACTTACCACTAACACAGTCTTACAGGATACCGGCTAAAGTACACAATCTAGCCATGAATATTATTAACAAAATAAAAAATAGAATAGATAAAACATGGGAACCAAAAGTTAACCAGGGAAACTTACAACGACATTTTGATATAGAAAGCATAGACATGTCTACAGGTGACTGGCTAGTGTTAAGCAGAACTAGACACATGTTAAACGATATAGAAGAATCTTTATACAGAAAAGGATTATATTATTCTAATAGATACAAAAGAAGTAATGAACAAGATTTACATGAAGCAGCTACTGCATGGGAAAATGCATTAAGAGGACAACCACTATCTTACAAACAAGTAATAAACATATCTAAATTTATGGGGCCTAAACATTGGCACGCTAAAAAAATACAGGGTATGGCTAAAGGATCTTTCTATGACATAGATCAGTTAATTAACGACTATGGTCTACAAATAAAAACAGTTTGGTATGAAGCGTTTGATAACGCAGGTCAAACAAAAGTAGATTATCTTAGAAAGATGAGAAGGAATGGAGAAAAGTTAAACGAAAAACCTAGAATAGAACTGTCAACTATTCATGCAGCAAAAGGTGGTGAAGCAACTAACGTTGTATTGCTGACAGATCTTACAGAAAATACTATGCGAAGTTATGAAAAGAATCCTGATGATGAGAACAGATTATTTTATGTAGGTGCAACACGAACAAAAGAAAACTTACACATTGTAGAACCAAAAAAATATGAAAAAGGATATATATTATGAAACCATACGACAAGCAGATCGGAGGATCTCACTACCAAAAATATAAAATACAGCCAAGCAAGTTTGTAATAGAGAATGAGTTGTTATATCCTGAAGGTTGTGCTATAAAATATATTATAAGACATCGCGACAAAGGAAAGAAACAAGACATATTGAAAGCAATACACTTTTTAGAAATGATTATTGAAAGGGATTACGATGCAGATACCTCTATTTAAACCA